TTCAAAACGTTCGTTGATGAACTGTTTAACGGCTTCCTCCTTTGATTTCATCCGAACCTGATTGCATCGTGGATCGCCTGGGAACAGCCTGAGGAAACAGGTGGTGCAGTGGTAATCGTACTTCGGACTGCTAAACACCCCTCCTACCATGCCGCCAGCATCGCAACCAGGGCACACTCGGTTAACTACGTCTACCATGTCATTCGTCTTGCACTTGGCACAATGACTGGGGCGCTTATGTCCAGGTAGGTTGTAACATGGGACTGTGTTAGTACAATTGACACACATGCGGGTCGCAACGTTAACCATGTCTGGAAGTTTGCAGTCTGTACACACGTTGGCGGTCTTAACACCAGGATAGTTGTAAATGGGGCGATTGATGCTGCACGTGGCACATTTTACCGAACGCACGTCAATCATACCCTCTTGCTTGCACGCGTTGCAGTGTGTTCCGCGAGGCGAACCATGTAAATTGTAGAATGGTACCTTGTCATGGCACACCTCGCACTTGCGGTTCTTGACATCGACCATCTCTTCGGTCTTACAGTCGCCGCAATGCGTAGCCTTATTTTGATCCGGAAGATTGAATGTTGGACGCTTTGACTTACATATGATGCAGGTTATCGACATCACATCAATCATGCCTTCACGGGCGCAACCTTTGCAGTGGGTCGGTGGACGCACACCAGGCATATTGAAAAAAGGTTGCTTCAATCCACATGTTATACATTTGCGACACTTGACATTAACCATCCCATCCGTTTTACATTCACCGCAAAATGCGGGTTTACCACCTGCAATATTGAAATTGGGTTCCTTGAGGCGACATTTCTTGCACTTGCGCGCCATATGCTATGATGGAGGGCTTGCCTTAGATGGGTTTGCACATCATGTGGGTCGCGTGACCCCGATGATGATAATAAGCAGAATGTGAGAGATTTGTGACCGCAACTGGTGCGGTTTGTGCGAAGAGGTGTAAAAACCTCAGTTAGCATAGGCCAAGCCGCCCATACCACTCATTACACGGAAAACATTATAGTTAATTGCGTAGACCCGCACCTTCGCGGTCTTGTTGCCGCCAACAGCGTTGGCCGACACAACGAGCTGGAGCGAGGCGTTGTCAATGCGCGAGAAGTTGCAAGAGCCGGTAGGCTGGTGCTCCTCGGGGCGAAGGGCGAACGAGTACACGTTGATACCGGTGTCTGGGGACGCGGTGTGGTGCTGGAATGGCTGGACAAGGTCAAAGTAGGTGCCGAGACGCTCAGAGAACCGATCCTGACCGTTGAGCTGGAGCTTGGCGGTGACCACCGGGTTCTGACCCCAACAGTGCATCCCAAGTGCCGACTTGGTGAGCACGACAGAGCCGGCCATCGAGACGGTAGACTGAAGAGACTTGTTCGCGGAAGGGAAGGTACCGTCTCCGATCGGTGCCGGGATGATGTTGCTAGCAGCACCCTTGAACAGGCTCTTCTCGAGAGGACCCTCGAAAGGCTGGTCGTCGCAGTCGGCCGCCGGAAGCGGGTTAGTCGCGTTGGTGAAGATAGAGTTGGAGATGGCTGAAGTCTCAACCTGGAGTGACCATGGTGCCGCGAGTGTCTGGAGTGAATCGCACTCACTCAGAGACCAGTCGTGGATGAGCTCAGTCGAGTCGTTCTGGGGGTTGGTGTAGGCAAACGACGCCCGGGGGAGGACATCAATGGCGTCGGTGTAGTTGAATGGCTGGGCACCAAACACAGCGTAGAGACCCGATGCGCCACAGCTGGAGCAGCTGCCGCACCCACCGTCAGAGCACGAGTAGTTGGATGGATCAGCGATGAACGAGCCACAGTAGTCAACGTTGGCGTCCGGCTGGACAACCCACAGGAGCTCCTTAACCGGGTGGTTGAAGTTGAGCTTGATCTTGTTGGATGTGGAACCGATGGACTCGTCCCCAGTGAACTGGAGCTGAGTAATCAGGTACTCGTGAGGAGACTGTGCCATGCGACGACGCTCGTCAGTGTCAAGGAACACATAGTCAACGTAGATCGAGGCTGACACAAGCGAGAGGGAGTTGTAGAAATAGGTCTGCTGCATGTTGGCGCTTGATGCTGCGGCACCGGGCCAAGATGGCTGACCAGTGGTCGGGTTCGCCTTCACAGCCCAGAGGCACTGCTCAAGCAGGTTGAACTCGAGGTTGATCTTGACTTCGTGGTACTGGAGTGCAATGAGTGGGATTGCGAGACCAGGGTTGTTGCAGAACCAGAACTGGAGAGGAACGTAGAGGGTGGTCTGTGGGAGCGCGTTGCGGATCTCGCACTCCTGAGGTGAGACAGTGCCAGCCGAGCACGGAGTGTCGGGGGCGTCCTTACGCCGACCGTTGGCAAGGAAGGTGAGCTGCGTGGTCTGACCAACCATCTTGTCGTAGCCTCGGCGCTTGGAGTCGGAGAGTGTGAGCTGATTCCAGATATGCATAGAGTCACCGTACTGACGATCAATGCGTTGTCCACCGATCTCGCACTCCACCTGGGAGATCAGCTGCTCACCAGGGTAGTTGAGCCAGCGTGCGGTCGCGAGGTCGCTGGCACCATTGGTACCGTCCATGGCACCAGTGATTGCGCAGTCAACCATAGGGAGTGTCACCTGGAGATACGTGCGGTAAGCGAGGTCACCGTTACGCGAGATCGTGCACTGAACACGGCGACCAAAGTCGGCCTGACCGTTGAAGGTCTGCTCAATGCTCTCAACAGCGAAGTTAGTGTGTCGGCGGTACGTAACCTTCCAGAATGTGATCTGAGGCTGTCCAGTAAGGTAAACATCTTGAGGACCGTAGGCAACGAGTTGCATCAAACCTCCTCCCATATTATCCCTTGCACAGAAAATAAAAACTCCAAAACTTATTACGGATGGCTGTACAGATCAATGTATGTGGAGACCCCGTACAACTCGGAGTATTCCAGAGCCTCGTCCAAGTCGCCGCACGCTAGACCGTAAGCATCAAGAGAATGTCGCATCTATTGAGGATTCCGAAGCTAATGTAGCTCAATGGCAGGCAAGCCTTGATAAACTCAAGAACCAACCACCGTCACTTGTCAACACAGGTCGTATTTATGAACTTGAACGAAATATTCAGCAAACCAGTAAAGCCCGTCAAGAATACTTCCTAGACAATTCTCATGATCTATTTGAGTACTTTGAAGATCGTCAACGAGAAAGCACTGACAATAGCGAGGTTGGAGGGTCGGCTAAGATTGATGCTTTCTTTTTTGGACGGCGACATGGTGCGGTAAAAACAGACGGGGCGGCTGAGCGTTATCGTGCTTCAACTGAAGTTGAAGATCTTATGGGTGACATGCAAGTTGCATGCGACTTTCAATGCGTGTGTGGTGGAGAGATGGTTGCGATAGAGGCTGAAGGAATGCGAACGTGTCGTCGGTGTGGATTGTCAAAACCGTTCATGTCTGAAAGTGATCGGCTCACATACAAGGAACCCCCTAAGGAGGTCACCTTCTACTCATACCAGCGCATCAATCATTTTCGTGAAATTCTCGCACAGTTTCAAGGCAAGGAGTCTACCCATATCGCAGATACCGTTTATGCCCGCATACGAACACAAATGAAGAAGGAACGTAAGAAACCGCATGAGCTCAACGTTATTGAGCGCAAGGAGCTTTTAAAGAAACTTGGTTTTAGTGGTTGCTACGAACACATGGCGTTCATCTGGAACCAACTTGGAGTATCACCACCAATCGTCCCACCGGCTCTTGAACAACAGTTATCTAGTCTGTTTTGCAATGTTGAAAAACGTTACGCCGTTCACTGCCCTGATGATCGTGTCAACTTTCTACACTATTATTACGTACTGTACAAACTGTTTGAAATGCTTGGCGAACGTCAATACCTTAGTCAGATCGTAATGCTGAAAGATCCAGCACGGACAGCCGAACAAGACGTGGTATGGCAGAAAATTTGCGGAGACTTTGGATGGCCATTCATACCGACCCTTTAACGCACTCTGCCTAGGGATGAACGCTTATGCTCCACGAGGGAACCCAACCAGGTTGGCGCCGATACCGAAGCCGGCGGCAGTACGCGCAGCCTCACCATAAGTTCCAGGTGAGTACACGTCAAGGATAGCAAATGTCGCCGCAGCGGTCAGTGCGATAAGCGAAACTTCATCGATCTTCATGGATCTTGCTGGAATCACAAAAGCCGCAATGGCGACCACAATGCCCTCAACAAGGTACTTGGCAGCACGGCCCAGAACTTCTGCGAACGAGATGCCCATTAATACTTGTCCAGATATTTCTGTGGAACTGCTTAGAGATCACCGCTGTACACTAGCACGATGTCGCATCCAGAGGATCACACAAAGGGTGTTAACACCACTAACGACAACAATATGGCACCACCAGTGCCCGTTGAGGTCGACTTGCTTGATGAAGACAATGGTATCGCTGGACAGAAGTATTGCTGTATGTCATTCGCCTCTCCCGAGAAGATCATCAAGCAGTACGAGGAGTTTCAGTTTGCCAAGTTTATTGATCAGTATGAGTGGGACCGCACCGCAGACATTTACATCCGGTTCGCCAAGTACATTTCATACAAGTATGATGTTCCGTTCAATGAGATTGTCACGGATCTTGCTGAGTTTCGTGAGAAGGAAAAGGAGAAGCTAGAGGGTGCCTCGTGTGCGGGGCATTATAAGACATTCGTTGAGCAGCATGGCAATGCGCTTCAAGCAGAGTTCAACAAGAAGCATAACTTTCAGACGTCGGTGCGTGGAATCAAAATCAGGGGAAGCTTTGATACCCTTGAGGAGGCTGAGAATCGTGTCAAGTATCTTCAGAAGCGTGACAAGAACCACAGTATCTATGTTGGTCAGGTGGGTGTGTGGATGCCATTCCATCCTGATGCTTACCGCACTGGTCGCGTAGAACATCTTGAGCAAGAGCTTAACACTCTAATGCACGAGAAGCAGAAGAATGAGGTTGAAGCCAAGGAACACTTTGACACCCGGGTGTCCGATGCCAAGCAAAAGGCTATCGAGGAAAACATGGCCAAGGCTGAGGCAAGCGGTAACAAGCTGACACAACGCCTAGAAAAGGACGGGACACTCACGGGAGCTAATACTGTATTTCAGGATGAGGTGATTGAGACGTATTCTGGACTACGCAATGAACTCACGGGCGATGGTGGAGCTCCAGCACCTAATTCGGCAAATAGGTTCGGGAGTAATGTTGGTCGGGTGGATGTGGCGGCACTCCTTGCCGCAGACGCTGCTCAACCAATGTCAAATGGAACTAAGAATCCAAATGCCTAAATGCAAGTAATCGGTGTGGGACAACACCAAGGCACATAGTTAGCAAGAGGGGGGGGTGGGTGGTTGATGTGGGGGTAGTGGTTGATGTGTCGGGGTCTAGTTATAGGGCTCGTTGTTGCTGAATATCCTCACGCAACTACCATCCTGTCTTGCGCACATTGATTTTAGGTTTTGACGCTGTGCGGTTGCCGATATCGCTCAAGTCATCTTCCTTTTCAGCCTCGGGCAGACTTCCTACCTCCCAGTACTCTCGGCTCCCCATTCGGTAATCGGACCGGGGCTCACCCTTGTACCAGAACACTTGGTCGGTCAGTTTGTTCGACTTGGTATTGTTATGAATTACCAGACACTCAAAGTTTTCAGTGCACTGATCCATCACTTGGACGAAAGAGTCAAATGTTGGAAACATACCAGCGTAGTTCTCATAAATACGTCGTTTGTTAGAAATGTAGGTTTCGCGAAGAATGAAGATGTAGTCAATCTGTGACCGAAGATTGGGCGGAATGCCTAGAGGGTACTGCATGGTGATTACCACCATCAGCTTCCAATGGCGACCATTCATGAACATCATGCGAACTAGTTTATCCCTAGCCCACGAGTCATCATATAGGCAATCATCCATGATCAAGAACGCGCGAGGATCAAACTGTGATACTCGCCCAGAGCGTATACTCTCGGTTCGCATGTCGGCAAGCACCTGTTTTTGTCGTTGAAGCAAACGGAAAATGATGGATGTGTCGTATTCCTCGTGAATGAAGCGAGGCGGTACCATGTTCTCGTAAAAATGGTTTCCGGCCTCAGTCCCAGAGATCACAGTGCCGATCGGGATGTCAGTATGGTGGTACAGCAAGTCCTTTACCAAAAATGACTTACCAGTGTCACGCCGTCCTATAAGGACAATCACAGGACCCTTGTTTTCGTCGGGCAAGAACTCAATCCATTTCATATTGAACTTGTTGAGCTCAATCGCCATCTACTGTAATAATATCTAATGGGTTGTTGATTATTAGCGCACACCTATAACGCTACAGTCCGCCGTGGTGCGGTCGCAACTCCACGCGCCTTTGATGCTTCACATCACAATACCCAATGCTAGCCTTCAAGCCTACGCAGTTGCCGATCGATTGGAGAGACACACTGTTTGCATCGGTTCACGAACATTTAGCTATTACAGATGGTAACCTGTACTGCCCACATCATGAGCGTTTCTTCAATATGACCGATTCTGAGCGCAACAACACCACTGTAGCTCCACGTCATCATGTGATCCGATTCGTTAATGATCACACAGCGGATGTCTCGGATGGCGGAACGGTGCCAGTACACGTCAAACTCTGTCCTCTCGTAGACCCTCTAGACTACTTGGTCGGATCCTCAGACGCTGTTGCACAAAGATTAGCACTGCCAATGCTGACTGCTCCCTCTGTGGATGCTCCCATACCAAATACTCCAGAAGCAGCCCGTGCAAACAGTCCACACAATCGTGCCTACACCGATGCCTTCTTTATTTACCTCAGCAGCCGACTCCTCCACAACGCTGGAATCCAGAACGCACTTGATTACTACGGTGTCTTTACAGGTATTAAACATCGTTATCGTCACAACATTGCGGATGACCTAGACGAACTGTGGGAATCAGACAGTTTCCTTGCCGGTCTCAACGATCGCTTCGAACTGGATGCTGATCAACTCAAAGAGGCATTCTTGGCACTTCGTGATAGGTCACCCGCATCCGATGAGAAGCCGTTGCTGGCTCTCAACTCCAAAACTAACCCCACTCCAACATCATTGATTGAAATCATTGACATCCCAATGAGCAACCCTAAAAACACCCACACCAACACCACCCTCCCCCCTCTTGCTCCACTTAGTGATACACCACCAACCGCCACAGAGCCCTACGACTTTACCGACTATAATGCTGTTGATGCCCTCAATATGATGGATGAAGACTCGGATGGCGACAGCAATCGCACGAGCATCACCACCGTTGATTGTAATACGCTCAAACTTCGGGACCGCGACGTAGTGTCACGGAGTCCAGGTCATGGTCACAGCGCATCGCATGACAGCGAGAGTGAGAGTGAGAGTGAGTCGGAAGGTAGTGAGATCGCTAATACTATAGATGGGGCATGGTGTACTATACCAGCGCTAGCCGTGACCGCTATTGTACAAGAGCGACTTGAAGGAACACTCCAAGATCTTATAGATGAAGGAAAGTTATCAGAGGCTGAGTGGCGGTCATGTCTTTTCCAAATAACCGCCACACTGCATGCCTACAATACTGCATACGACATGGTACACAACGACCTTCATACCTCTAATGTCATGTGGACTACGACTACAGCCGCAAACCTTGTATACCGTCATCGGGGTAGTATATACAAAGTGCCGACATACGGACGTTTGTTCAAGATCATTGACTTTGGACGCGCGACGTATCGGTTTGGGGGGTTGTCGTTTCTCAACGACTGTTACGAGGAAGGACATGACGCGTCCAATCAGTACAACTATGACCGACTGATGAATCCAAATGAGCCTCTATGTGCTCCACATCCAGCATTTGATTTGTGCCGATTGGCGTGTGGATTGTACGATTATTTTGACAGTGAGGGAGAGTATCCTGAATCGGGTCCAAGTTCGGGGGCGGCGGCGATGATTGACAAATGGTGTCAGGATGATGCTGGACGAAACATGCTTTACAAGCAAAGCGGAAGCGAGCGCTATCCAGGATTTAAGCTGTACCGAATGATCGCCCGGAAAGTGACACGGCATGTGCCAGGCGATGTGTTGACTGACCCCTGGTTTCACACATTTATGGTACACCCAAAACGTGCAAAGAAGTTAAATGCTAATGTGAATGATCTGGATGCGGTCAAGGCAGAATTCAGAGTTCAGAGTGCCTAGAACGGAGGATCTTGAACAAACACAGTAGCCGCCGGTCGGATTTTGGCGGTGAGAAGTAATTGCGCGGCTACCGAGGCGAACCCAGAAACAATGCCAGCAATCATTAGTTGTCGCCCTTGCACACCAAACGCCTTGTCCGCAATACCCTCATCTCCACCCTTATTCCCGTCAGTGTCTGGTTCGCTTTGACTTGATACTAGGCGCTTTCCCAGCAGATAAAAGGCAATAAACAGCAATGCTGACACTAGACCTAGCGCAAGCGTGTCTTCCATTATCTAACTAATGTATGACCAGATGGCGTAGTGAGCCGCACTAATCCCATTCTCCAGTGTCCAGTGACAAGGTTGGTCGCGTTCCAGTTGGCACGATACCTAGAGTAACTTCTTCAAGACCATTGGGAGAAAGAGGGGGTCTTGCAAGATTGAGAGACCGAGGCATCCCAGAATTACTTGACACCAAATCAAGTACTGTAACCTCTTGTAGTGGTGGTCCAGGGAGTATTGCGGAGGCACCCCGCACAGGTGCCATTGGAACCTCGGCAGTTTTGTTTGTGCCCATGTTCAACACCTCATTCTTAGGGGCAAAGCCGACAGATAGAGGAGATGGATTGGAAGTGATGTTGTTGGTTGCGTTGTCATCATCATCATAGCTATCGTTGTCGTTGTTGCCGCCGCCGCCAAATTTATTGATTAGTTTCACCTCGGACTCAACATCGACTGACTTGGATGCCTTGCCTTTTTCAGCGTCGTTTGGAGCACTAGTAGAGAGGGTGGGGGCGGGGGTTCCAATACTAACATCCTCGGCTTCGTCAATGTATGCCCGCAGAACAGTCTCCATCGGCATCGACTCCCGAACCGCCGCAACCACACAATCACGAATAATCTTCTCACATTCATGCATATTGCGTTGCTGATCCAAAGCGGTCACATCACAACGAAAGAGATAAGTGTATGTCCACATCTTTCGCCCTGCCACGCAGTACACACGGTGAACAAACTTATCAAAGTCTGGAGGATCGATCTCAATGCGCTTAGGCTTGTGACCGACACGTACCGACGATAGAATCCGAAGATGGATGATGTGCACACCCGTTACCAAATCAGGTAGGTATCCAATCTGTGTAGCCTGGGTAATTCGTTCCACTTCAGCTGCAATAACGGAAGCATTCCATCCCGGAATCCGCGCAAGTGTGTTCTGAAAGGTCATCAGGTACTTTTCCTCCTCTCCTTGCTCTCTACAGAGTTCGATTGAAGAGTCCAAAATGTCACGGAATCCTTGAAGTATTGGGGGCGTTAAGGCATCCACAAGTTGTAATGTAAACTCATCCTGTGCGCGGCTATTATCACCAAGCACATCCAATGAATTATATTTTACTTCCATCCCGTTCTAGCACTTCAATACAAACCCTCACATCTATCAGGACGCATAGACAGCATAAGGCTCGCCGCGCATCCAGTCATTACATGTAGTGGCTGCCAAATAAATACCAGTTGCCTCATCCGATACGGAGTACACGGCTGTGGTAGCCACCACCAGCACACGCCACGGTATTTCACCTCGCCGTGCCAGATCCTCAAGCCATATTAACACATCCACAACTCCAACACCCCTTCTTGCATAATCCATCGCAGCCTTGGGTCCTACAACCGAAAAATGCTCAATATCACCGAGGTTCGGTGGAGTATACCCCATCCTCTGAGTGCGGAACAAACGATCCATGTCATCAGCGTCGGGTTGGTTGTCACAGTTGATCATAACAAAGCGAGAGTGGAGTGGTTGGATAATGGCAGATGTTGTGGTTGATGCAGCCAAACAACGGCATTTGTCCTGATCAATCTCCATTGTCCGACGTAAAGCAAACTGAGCATCCGGGCTAAGACGATCAAAATGTCTGAGCACAACAAGCGCTGGTCGTGGATGACGCGGACTCCGAGTAAACGGTCTTAGCACGTCCCTAATAGCGGATATACCACCATTTGTCTCACATTCATGCAACAGCACGTCATTGTCAGACATGGAACGACCGATATGGGTAATGAACTCCTTAAGGGTTGCGTATAACTCATGTTCATGACGACCTACGAACATCAGGTGTGGATATAGTTGTCCCATGCTGAGCAATGCCTTGATAGTCTCAGGGTTCCAAAGAAGCATAGCAAGAGGGGGTGTGATGGGGCTAGATTGGTTAGACGTATGGATTGTTGTTCAGTTGACTAAGAATGTCACCATATATGGATGGAGAAGCACCAGGTCCTCCCGCTTCTGGGAGTCGTGTCTGTGTAAGTGATCCGATTTGTCTAGTGTCCGCGCCAGAGGGAATGACTGGTGCAGCTCCGCCCATATATCCTTGTACCGAAGGAGTGTTTCGTAGCCGAGTTTCACCCTGATAATAACTGCCGAGAGAGAGGTTACCGTTGGGGGTGTACGCCACCTGAAGATCAGCCTGCTGGCTGGGCACATGAGCATTTCGTTCAGCCTCTTGCGATACCATCCCAACTGGACCTGCAGCTCCAATAAGAGCTGGTGTATGGGCATCGTGTCTACGAGGCGCACCGTAATCTGTCGCAATACCCCAACCAAGTGAAGTTCCTGAAGCAGGTCCAATCTCATCCGTCAATGTGGTTTCGCGAAGTGTTGTGCGAGCACGATCATTGTAGCGCTTGTATGTCCCTTCTGGTCCAGCAGGGGCAATAAACTGTTGTGGAGAGGCGGTTGCCTGGTCCTTCTTGAGCAGCTTGAATGTTTCAAGAACTGGCATAATGACTTCACGGGCAAGGGAACTGGCGGCGCCGTAGAAGCTTGATCCTAGGGTACTGCCACGAGCGGTGGGTTGAGCCACATCCGAGTACCGAGGTGCGGTTCCTGGTGCTCCAACCATGGTCGCTGGACCTTGCCCTTGCTGCCCTACATCCACTGCTCCAATACGATGGATGGGATTAGGGAGTTGGTCACGGCGATCATTCATTGGCACGGATGATCCAGCTGGACCGGGTTGAAGCTCGGCGCCAAGTCCACGATCGGACAAGGGTGATGCATATTCGGCTCGGGAAGTGGTAGCCTCACCCCACGCGCTACCAGCGGCTGGTGCTAATCCCATTCCGAGTTCCATGGTTCGGTCCGGACCCTTTTGATGTGTTTCACCTATATTGCCGCGGGCAGCAACACCACCAATACCACCTAGAACTTGACCTGGATATGATACCTTGGGCTTGTTCGGAGCTCGCAGTTCATCCACTGTCTTTGGAAGCCACGCCTCGCGCGCACCCATCCCCGCATTGTATCCCCCAGCACCCTCATTAGTATCGTAACCAAGTCCAAGTCCGGGACCCACTCGTTCCTCCTCAAATGGTTTGGCGTTGGCGATTCGGAGAGATGGTACCTGTCGGCACTGCAAGAAATCGGTATGGCATTGCATTCCATACGGTGTGCCATGGTTTGGAGCAGGCTCAAATAGTGGTGCGCTACTCTGTTTTTCAAAATACTGACTTCCCGCACCCGTCATGCTATCCATTCGTGACTCGGTTGCGGTGTTTGGCATAGACTGCTTTACCGTGGAACCAAAAAAAGGTTGCATGTTATTGTGCTCAAGTTCGCTTGCCAACACCTGATTACCGGTAAGGGATGTGAATACGCCTGGACGTTGCTGAGCCTCATTTGCGTAGCGTGTAGCCGACCAGTAGTTATCTGTAGCCTGCTTGTCAGTAGAGTAGTAGTTGAGCGAGTTATCTGGAGTAGCTGGAGGTGTTGCAGGATAGTTGGGTAGCATCGTGTTTGCTGAGTGCAGGGGCGGAGCCACTACTGGCGAAGGTTGCCCACTCGGAGCCATTGGATGCCCGGTGTTGACAGCATGACCAGCAAGAGGTTGGATTGGATAGTGAGGCTGTGCATGCATATGGTTAGACTGCGTCTCATCAGCTGGCAGCAGGGCTTGAGATGCCATGTTGCCAATATCGCGAAAAATGTCAGCGAGTGTCATTGCCTATTCTCATCCTGTAGAATCTAATAATTTATGAACTGTACCCGAAGGTATCACGGAGCTGAATGCGTGAAGGAGCACCTGCGAGATGCGAGACAGGGTAAATTGGCATGTCGTCACGAACCGGGGGTCCAGGTCCAATTCGTCCAGAGGCTGAGCGAATGTCGCGTGCTGGAAACTCTAACCGAGACATAGTGGTGGTTGGAATATTGGTTGTTGCGCCATTTCCTACAGGGGTCATTCGGGTGTTGTGAATAACTTGTGCCTGTTGACCGTACTTGCCTAGGGGTACATCAAGACTGCGAAGGGATGATTCAACATCTACGGGTGATAGTCCAGATTGAGCCCATGCGCGGCTAGTACCAGTCCCTATTCCAAGACAACCAGTAGCATCGGTAGGTGCGTCAAGTGGGCGCGAAAGCATGTGACCCGAAAATTCCCACATGCGATGGGAGTACTGGGTCAAATAGCTTAGGTCACTCTTTTCGCGGGTTTGCATATCCTAATCTCCTGTCGCATATTCCTACAAGCGTGACCCGGCGTTCAAACGGGTGAGGGTGATTTGTTGTTCGGCAGCAGGATCTGAATACAATACCCCAGGTCGCAATGTGTTTGAACTGTGTTGCTCAGGACCCTGTCGTGCGATAGCCTCGGTAGCAGTGACCGTGGAGTTGGACATGCTTGTGTAGATGGGAGCCCAGAGTTCCATAGCATCAAGTGTGGATTGTGCATGCCACCTCTGTTGCTGCTCATGAATCGCAATATTACGTTGTTGATTCAGTTGGTACTGTTGGCAACTTGTGCCAAGCATGCTGCCAGTATGATGTGAATACCAATCGGTTGACGTTGCATTCAACGGATTGCTCTCTACTTGTCGGAGCCCTGCCAGACCATTGATCCATCCTTGTCCACTCATCTTCTGTACTCGTGCCATAAAATGCCGCTTAGATGAAGAGCGCTTAATAGGATCCTCGCGTACTCTGTCCTGTGCGAGTGCCATAAGCATCAATAGCATTACCCAGACCAGCCAATCGGGCGTGATCGGCAGCATTGGTCAATCCGATCTCTTGTGGAAGAACCTCGGTAATATCCCCACCAGCCCTTGATATTCGGGTGTGTGGTGCTGACATAAGGGCGCTAGCAGCATCAGGGTTGTATTGTCCAGTTGCTCCCCACTTCATAGCTGGAGTAGTCGCAAACATGCGTGGTTGATGCACTCGCTTGTCCCCGTGTCTGCCCTGGGTGCGATCCACTGTAAGCATTGACCACACATCCACATCACCACCATGCCCACCAGTGCCACGAATTACTTGCGTTTCGGTCATAGCAAGTTCGTTGGCAGCTTGTGAGACCGCCTGTTTCCACGGTGTAGTCAAGTAGTTTAGTGACTGCGCGTTAGCATAGTCATCGAGTTGTAGCACTGCCGTATCAGAACCCAAGCCACCGCTGTTGTTGAAAATACCGGATGATGTTGGGAAGGCCATTACTAATTCAATAGACAATACCTTGGTCAGGTAGGTTAGTTGTGTAAAGACGAGTTGAAATAAAGCCAAGCGTGTAATTACCGCCTTGGTTGATGTACTATAGCAGGATATCACTACCACTTGTATGGTAAGGCACCTTTTGCCCATCACCAGCATGCGGATGCGCTGGAGATTCGGGAACACAGAACAATTCACCACCACGCGCACAAGTTCCAACAGCACCGTAACAAAACTCGGCAAATCCACTCTGATCATTGGGAGTTGTGGTTGAGGGATTAGAAGTGAAACGCTGCATCGAATTGGAAAGATCAATCTCACCACCAAGATCTGCATACAGCTTGCTGCGGACCGAGTCATCGGGGTTACTATCAGTGTCGCCATCGATCATTCCTATTCCAGCAACACCTTTCACAACTGCATCATTGATCCGTTGCTCTATTTTGCGGTTGAATGCTGGGGCTGCAGGTGGTCTGTTGCCGTACTCCCCATCATTGGGAGGCAACACATTCATTAATGGATTTGTCTCTGTTGGCATAGAGTATGGTGTTGCATAACCAGGGTTAGGGGTTAGATGAAAAGGAGTTGCCGCATCAGTAAATTGGCTTTCAGTTCCTTCTGGTAATCCGGTGCGTGGTGTAATGGAAGACTGACGAACAGGATCCATTCGCTGCACCATTCCTTCTGTTTCTCGGATCTTAAGCATTATGACTGCGAACATTGCGGCACACGCCATGACGGTTGCAGCAATCGCTGATCCATCGGTAACGAACAAGTAAACGACGAGCCAGACGGCGACCCCAGCTGTAATAATGAATGCAAGAGGTTGCATGAAGGGGGGCTACTATACTAGCGCTTTTTCTTGTTTAGCTTTTTGCGATTGGGCGCGCTTCTCGGTTGGGAGATGGTGCCTTCGGGGAGCCACTCATTCACACCGCTGTCAGCCGGAACACTGGTAGTGATTGGTGGCTGGACGGCCGTTGATCCAACACCACCCTCACCCTCTTGCTTAATGTTGGACGATGTCCGCTCAGCTCTTTTGGCGGCAAGCTTTTCCTGAAGCCGTTCGCGTTGCTTTGCCTTGCCGATACGCTGCTTGAGCGCGGCAGACGTAGCTGCTTGCGAGGCCTTACTATTTGCTGCACTGCCAAACATCTGCCGAAGACGTTCAGCACCTGGCACGTTCTTGAGCTTGCCAACCACTCCAGCTGCCTCTTCGAGTAGTTCACTCTCCTTCACTTCTCCAGATGCGATCTTAGCCTCGAGTTTCTTACCAATGGTCTTTACCAACTTGATCATTCGTGTGGGATCGCGCAGCAAGTCCATGACTTCCTTTTGAGTGGCATCTCGGGTAAGTCCGAGGTCTTGCCCAACTTCCTCGGCAATCTCACCAGCCAAGCGACCTAGGCTTCCACCCATTAGTCCTGAGATGTGTTCTGTGAACTGCCCTGCGGCAGCCTCGGGATCTGGAATCTCTGCGCCATCTACTCCCTCTGCCGCTTCATCAAGACCAGCAAAGGCTGCCTCAAGTTCCTCCTGAAGTTGTTCAGGAGTGATGGCTTCAAAAAGTGCGGCACTATCTCCAAACTGAGTTTTGTCAGTTACCAGAGGGACCAACTCGAACATGACTAGTTGAAGATGGCGCCAGATGGCATCTCGTGTACCATCGCTTAGACCCTTGGCATTCCACAGAGGTCGGAAATCGATTCCAGGAAGAAACTCAAGGGGTTCGGTTCCATTTATAAACATTTCATCATTTTTTTGCAAGAGGAAGAAGAATGAGCCAGCGTAGTGTGGTGCGCATGCTTTAATGAACTGCTTTTCGGTGAACAGTGCTACCTTCTCCAAAGCCTTGGTGGCCTCTGGAAAAGTGGGTACCATGTCTGCGACAAATTTCTGTACCAACAAGATTAGATTGGATGTTGCGCTAGCCATTCCTATTGCTTGTGTTGTTATCTCAAGTCAGTTTTGAACGGGATAGTTACGACGCTCCATACATATTGGAAAGCTTTGTAAGCAGTTGGACATAATCCATTGTCTTTTTCTGATTGCTGGGACTAAGGTACTTGGCGCATGTGCGTATGCGTTCGCATGCATCTAGCCACGAACTACCACGTTCTTGGAGTACATTACTGTAATCACGATCAATGAAGGCTTCCATATCACCAGCGGCGATCTCAGTGGCGTACATGCGGGCATATCCCTGCCACACCTTAATTCCCGAGGTAGGCGACATACGTAGTGTCAACTTCAATGCAGACACACTTTTACGGGCTTCAGCTGCATCCTCGGGCTTGAGTACGGTGGCGATATCTTCAATGAATTTGACGATTTGGGCATTGAATGCTCCGAGTAGTGATGCCATTGTATAACAAGGGGTTGCGTTGTCTTAGCCTTGTTTGGGCGCAGCTTCGCAATTTAGACCTTTTCGGGTGGTGGGAGTCCAGCACCAGGGGGAGGTCGTCCAGCGTCTTGAGGAATAGCCGCGTCACGTTGAGCTATGTATGCATCATAGTCTGCCGAAGTGACTTTGCTGGGACTGCCTGAACCATCTTCCCCAGAGACAGCTTCGGGTGGAGTGATACGAATGTCAGTCCCAGCAGCAGCAAAGGCACTGGGTGGGATAGTACCCCCAGAACCTTTTGCGAGGAGCGCATCTGGATCGTCGCTAATAAAACTGAAACCTGGTCCACCACATCCAGTAAGATCAGAGAACGCCATGGGTTCGCGTTCAGCGCCTGTGGCCGCCCTGGCAGCCCGTTCAGCCTCGGCTGCAAGGCGCTGACCAACCTCAGGTCCCATGTACACTTGTTTGTCTCGAAAGTCCAACAGTGCGGGAACAGCCTTGATCTCTGGTGGAATTAGTACTCGGCTACCATTGTTCAAGATTGCAAACGTCTGAGTGCCGCGTTGTTCACGCTGGTCGACCGGCACAAAACGTAACTTTTCCGAGATCCCTTGCTTTGCAACCAAACGAAGTAGCTGTTGTGAATGAGTACACGTGCCACCATAGTAGAGCACACCGATCATCTGGACTGCGGCCATAAGTGTATCTAATCTGCGCCTACAAGCCATCAAATTGACCTGGACGCATTCTCTCCTGCGCAGACAGACCCATGCAGCCTACCGCAACAGTTGTCGCTGCTGAATCACGCACATCTATTGCCACACTCTCGCATTTCGGAAAACACAAGGGAAATATGACATTTACACTGTCTGGGGCGCACGTAAGTATTGCCAACGGTCTTCGGCGAACAATCCTAGGCAGATTGCCATCTTTGGGGATTGTCTCGTTTCCTGAAACAGAAACAACTGTGACAATAACCACCAACACATCACCACTTCACAACGAACTGATCAAGACACGACTTGCATGTATTGCATTCCACATTGACCCAGCCGATCCACTTGCAGAACGTCTTGAGGTGCGTCTGAACAAGCAAAACACGGGTGATAGTGTGCAGTTGGTAACTGTAGGAGATATTGAGTTGTGGGACTCTGAGACTGATACCAAGCTACCAGAAGAGAGTATTCGTACCATTCTTCCCCCAGACCCAGCGACCGGTGATCAATCGCTCTTGCTTGTTCTACATCCGCCAATCGGTACTATGCCCGGTGCCATCATTGATTTGCGTGCCACGCTCAAGCGTGTTATACCGCACCAGCGAGGCACATATGTCTTGGCATCTACGTGTGCGTACGAGTACACTCCAGATAAGGCATCTCGTGAGGCAGCGTGGAGTGCCGAGGAACTGCCAAACGACGTCAGAACACGGGCGATATGGGACGAGTCAACTGCTGGGCAATACATTGTCCCAGAGTCGTACGACTTTGTACTGCGAGCGGTGGGGTGGATGAATGAGCGTGAGCTACTTATGCAAGGACTGATCTACATGCGCCAGATGCTAACCGAGATTGGTGAGAAGGGGGATGCTGGTGGACTTAATGTAACCAAGGTAAAGAATGTCCTTGCGCCATATACGTTTGATGTGGAAATTGCGGGAGATACGTATGCGCTAGGTCATTGCATCCGACATCAGTTGTATGTTGATGCGTGCGGTGCAGGAGGTGTTCTAGTATCAGTGGGTTTTGACAAACTACATGCTCATGCGGCGCATTCGGTTGCGGCAGTATATGATGGTTTGGTGCGCCGAGTGTCGGTAAAGAAGTAGAGGAAAAAACTGAGCAACAGTAGGAGATGGATCCCTCAGTCACACTCCAAGTGGGGAACGTTGTTCAGTTGGTTCGCAACGATGGTGGGACAGATGGACCATATCTTGTACAGTACATATCTGATACATTGCTTGAGATTGCAGATCCGGGCGATCGACGCCGTCTCTCTATCACCGACGGAGAGCTTGCGGCACCTCCTGGTATTGTGGCTATGCGAGTGATATACACTCCACCAGCCCCAGGGTATGTGGCGCTTATCGGGGCGCGCAAGGGTAGCAAGGTTAGCATTGAACTTGATGACCTCAGTACCATCGTGGGTACAGTGGAAGAGGTAAGCAATGACATGCTTGACATCAAGGTTGGACCCAAGACCTTGTACCTTGATTTTGCCTACCGTGGAATCGACCCGGCTTGGGGTATCAAGACTGTTCGGGTTGTTGGGGAACGGACCCCACCGTCACCCGATACTATTAGCCCCACTCTATCATACACCCCACCAACACCACAGATACCGCCACCACCTTCAACAACACCTCCAATGCCACCACCTTCAACAACACCTCCAATGCCACCACCGCCACCACCACAAGACGATGACGACATGGGTGAAATGGCTCCGCTTGAGGAGGACCTTGACGAGTTTGAGCGAGCACTTGAGCAAGGCACATTGATCGGTGACACATCTGGACGGGTCCCTCGCCCACGTATGACAAACGTACAGCAAGACATTGTAAATGCTGACAAGATCAAAATTATAGGAAATCTTGGTGAAGTGGAGCAAAATGTAGCGGTAAGCGAATCAGAAGAACGCTACACGCTTACCCAGCAAGTACACGACTTGTTAGACTCTATGCTTGCTGAGCACCCGAGCAATCCAGGTCCCCGAGTGCTTCAAAACATCCAAGGCACCCTCAATCGCTTCCGAGTGCTGTACAATGACCACACCCGAATAGGAAACAACGGAATTGCCCTTGGTTCCAACCCTATACCAATCACATCCCAC